AGACATACAGATTTAACAGAAGAAGATAAAAAAGCGTATATGATAGCTGATAATCAGTATACATTGAATACAGGTTTCAATATGGAAATATTAAAACAGGAAATAGAAGAGCTTGAAAGCGTAGATTTTGACACATCGTTGCTAGGATTTGACGAAATAGAGCTTCAGGAAATAATGGAAGATGAGATTGAAGAAACTGCAGGAGATAATCAAGAAGTAGCAGAAGATGATGCCGAATTGGAAGAACCAAAAAACATAGTAATAAAGTCAGGAGATTTAATTGAATTAGGAAAACACAGAGTAATGTGCGGAGACAGCACTAATTCAAGAGAAATAGAAAAATTGATGAATAAAGAAAAAGCTCATTTAGTATTCACGGATCCTCCATACGGAATGAAGAAAGAAAAAGACGGAGTTACAAATGATAATTTAAATTATGATGATTTACTTGATTTCAATAAAAAATGGATACCTTTGTCATTTGAAAATTTAATTGAAAACGGCAGCTGGTACTGCTGGGGAATAGATGAACCTTTAATGGACATTTATTCCAATATATTAAAGCCAAAAATTGAAAATAATGAAATAACATTCAGAAATTTGATAACTTGGAACAAAGGAAACGGACAGGGGCAAAATTCAGAACTTACAAGGATGTATGCTGTTGCTGACGAAAAATGTCTATTTGTTATGAATGGCGTGCAGGGATTTAATACAAATTCAGAAAATTATTATGAAGGATGGGAACCAATCCGACAATATCTTGCAGAAGAAATGGAAAAATGTGGCGGAAACAAGAGCTGGAAAAAAGCATTGGGAAATCAAATGGGAAAACATTATTTCACAAAGAGCCAGTGGTTATTTCCAACTGAAGAAAATTATAAAAAGTTACAAAAATATGGAAAAGAATATGGAACTTTTCAAAAAGAATATGAAGAACTGAAAAAAGAATATGAAAAAATAAAAAGTAAATTTTATGATTCGAGAGCTTATTTTGATAATACACACGATAACATGAACAATGTTTGGCATTTTGATAGAGTTGCAGGAAAAGATAGAGAAGGAGTGGGAGGACACGCAACACCTAAACCTATTGTATTATGTGCAAGAGCAATAAAAAGTAGTAGTCGAGAAAATGAAAAGGTATTAGATTTATTTGGTGGAAGCGGAAGTACACTGATAGCTTGTGAACAACTAAACAGGAAAGCGTATTTAATGGAATTAGAAACCAAGTGGGTGCAAGTAATTATAGAAAGATATTTAAAATTTACAGGAGAGGAAGAAATAAAGATAAATGGAAAAACTGTAAATTGGGAAGAATATAAGAATGGATAAGCAGGACTTACGAGATCTGTTAAGAAAAGAATATGAAAATGGTGTAGGAATCACAGAATTATGTAGAAAATACAATCAAAGTATTAATACAGTCAAAAGTTGGAAAAAAAGAGATGGCTGGAAAAAAAAACAGATGAATGCACCCTTAACTAATGCACCCCCTAAAAAGAAAAGTGCACCCAAAACGAAAAAAGGTGCAATTGAAAAAGAAATAAAAATACAACAAGATGTTTTAAATGGGAAAAGCAAACAAGAAATAATGTCCGAATATGGCATATCGGAAAGAACTTATTATAGAAAGTCTAAAAATGCTAGACAGTTAAGGCTAGAACGAACAGAAAAATATTTAGATAAAATAGTAGAAGAGGTTTATCCTGACTTGGAAACATTGCTTAAAAATATTGAAATAAGCAAACGGAATATTATAATAAATGTTCTGAAAGAAGTAAAAGGGACAAATGATATAAAGAAAATAAATGATATAAAGAAAGCTTACGACAATTTAAAGGCGATGGGAAATGATTTAATAAGAACGGGTAAACTATTAACTTCATTTGAATTGCTGGAAATAGATTCACAATTGGCAAGTGAAGAACTGCAGCAACTAAAACTTGGTATTGAAGCAAATAAAAATCAAGTGATTGAGGAAAAAGAACAGGTTGTGATAATAGATGACACAGATAAAAATTAAAGATGTTATCGGAAAAAATTATGACCTTTTCTGGAACGATAAACATTTTTACAGAGTTGTTAAAGGTTCGAGGGGTAGCAAAAAAAGTAAAACTATAGCAATCAATATGATTTACAGAATTATGAAATATCCTGAAAGTAATTTACTTGTCATAAGGCGTGTGTTTAATACTTTAAGAAACAGTTGTAGAGCAGACTTAATTTGGGCAATTAACAGATTAAAAGTAAATCATTTATGGAGAGTTCCAAAAGGAGAACATACATTAACTTATTTACCAACTGAGCAACAGATATTATTTGCCGGGTTAGATGATCCGTTAAAATTAACGTCAATTACAGTAGCACAAGGATATTTAAATTTTGTCTGGATTGAGGAAGCTTTTCAGATTGAAAAACAGGAAATGTTTGAAACATTAGAAGAAAGTATAAGAGGTATACTGCCACCACATTTATTCCATCAGATTACTTTAAGCTTCAATCCATGGTCTGAAGACCACTGGTTAAGAAAAAGATTTTATAATGATACTTATGACAGAGAATATACAGATGATTTGATATATGCAATAACTACTGACTATACAATGAATGAATTTCTTGATGAAGTAACTTTGAAGAGATTTGAGGAAATGAAAATAAAAAGACCAAATCGTTTTAGAGTTGCAGGATTAGGCGAATGGGGAATTGCAGAAGGGCTTGTATATAACAACTGGGAAATATTGGAATTTGATCCTATAAAATTATTAAAAAATGACTTTTCCTTAGAAGCTGCATTTGGACTAGATTTTGGTTTTACAAATGATCCGAGTGCATTTATAGCGGTAATAGTTGATTTAAGAAATAAAAGACTTTTCATTTTTGATGAGTTCTATAAAAAACGATTATTAAATAACGAAATAGCAGAAGAAATAAAACTGAGGGGATACTCAAAAGATGAGATTACAGCCGATTGTGCCGAAGCTAAATCAATAGAAGAGATTAGAAGACATGGTATAAGCCGAATAAAACAGAGTTCAAAAGGAAAAGGGAGTGTGAATCAAGGAATACAGTATATTCAACAATTCGATATATACGTGCATCCAAAATGCACAAATACAATAATGGAATTTAAAAACTATGTCTGGGAAGAAAAAAACGGAATAACGTTAAATAAGGCTGCAGATAATTATAACCACTTAATGGATGCATTACGTTATGCCCTTGAAAAATATAGCACTGGTGGAGTGCATGACATATTAGTTTAGGAGAAATTATGAGTAAAAAAAAGAAAATGAAACATAATGGATTTGCAAGTAATGCAAGGAATTCCACAAAAGGTTCAGGAAAAGATATATTAAACAGGCAAACTCCTGTTAAAAAATATTTAAATGATGAAACAATAGAAAATTTGGTTGGAAGTAATGATCTTGCAAAAATAATATTGAATGCTCCGATTGAAGACGTTCTAAAAAATGGGCTTAAAATTTCAATTCTAAAATCAGATGGAACAGAAGACATAGAGAATACAAAAAAACTTCTGAATAAACTTGATGAGCTTGATTATTTAGAAAAAATAATGGAGTTTATGGAAAAAGTCAGAAAATTTGGATATGCAGTAATGTATTTGAATGCGTTTCATAATGAAGAAAAAGAAACATCTGATGAACTAGGAGAAAAATATCAGATAAGAGGATTAAGTGTATTTGATAAGACAGAAATAGTAAAAATTAAAGTCGAAAATTCTAAGTTAAAATTGAATTACGGAGAAGTAACAGAACTTCAAGTGAAAAACTATTCCAATAATGGATATTACAATCAGTCAGTCAAGACAGAAATACATCCGAGCAGAGTGATTTTTTCAAGAATAAATGAACATAAAAGGTTGATAGGAGAATCAATATTTACTTCTTTATTTGACAGAATGGTTATTTTAGATAGTACAGAATGGAGCATAGGACAGCTAATATACAGAGCAGTTTTTCTTATTTATAAAACAGATGCAAATACAATGGACAAAATAAGAGAAAGTGGTGGAGTTAGAGATAAGGAAGAAGAAATAAATGCTTCTACTTTAGCTGTAATAGGAAAAGATGATGAAATGCAAGTAATAAATTCTACTGGCGGAATAGATCCTGAAAAATATATAAATGCGGTTTTGACTATACTATCCATACACACTAACATTCCAAAACAGAGACTGGCAGGAAATACTCAAGGAACTTTGGCTGGTTCTGAAGAGGATGCAAAAAAGTATGCAGAGTATTTAAGGAGATATTTCAATAAATATATTCTACCAATAACAAATAATTTAATCGATAAAGTTTTAATAGAACTAAAAATAGAACAACGTTATAAGGTTGAATTACCTAATTTGCTAGAACCGACTGTTGCAGAACAGATTGATAATGATTTAAAGAGAGTTGAACTTGACACTAAAAAGCTTGAATATCTTGAAAAAGCTTTGAATATAGTTTCAAATAATGAACTTATTGAGAAAAAAGATAAAATAGCTGAAATAATTAAAAAATTAGGCGAAGAAGATTTTGACTTTGAAGCATTACTGAAAGAGTTGAGCTAAAATGATTGAATTTGATGTAGATATAAAAATAGAAAAAATGCTTCTGAAAATATTAAAAGGCAAGACAAAAAAGTTTCTGAAATATCTTGAAGAAAATAACATCAATGTTGATGATGAAGAGGAGATAGAGAAAGCACTTAAAAATTTTAAAGAAAAAGAGAACAGGACTATATTTGGAATAAACAAAGTCCTTTTAGCTTATACATTAGCATTGATAATTGATGGGATAAGTAAAAAGAACAGAGAAAAGTTCAAAAATAGAATAACTTCAGAATTATTTAAAAAATCAGTAGATCTAGCAGATAAAAGAATAAAAGAACTATATCTTAGTAGTGCAAAAAGAACAGCATACTATGTAAATGAAGTAATTAAAAAAGTAAAGACAGGAACAGAAGATTTTGTACTAAAAGATAAATGGCAAGAAGCAAAAGAAAAAGTGGAAGAAAGAATGGGTCATTCGGATCTGCTAAATTCAAATAATGTTTTAGGAGAAATTCAAGTGGAATATGTAAAAATCATTTTGGAAGAACTAGGAATAAAAGGATTTATATGGGTAACTAAACATGATGACAGAGTAAGGGCGAAACATTCATGGAGAGAAGGAAAATTATTTGATATGAATGGAAATTTGCTTAAAGGTGTGGGTGAAGACAGTGCAAAAATATTACCAAAACAGGAATGGGGTTGCAGATGTAGAATGGCTATAGATGAAAGAGCAATAGAGGAGGCATTGAACAATGTTGCATAGCAGATATAATCTTAATCAGTTTGAAAAACCAAAATTGACAGAAACGAACGAAGGATTTTTGCAGATAAAAGGGAATATATTAAAAGCAGACAGTTTTATGGAATATATAGACAAAGAAGGGGTATTAAAAGAAAAAATACCTAAGGACATTCTTTTTAGCGAAGAAACTAAGAATTCGTTTTTGCATAAAAAAGTCACTTTAGAACATCCTGAAAAAAATGGGAAATTAACAATGATTAATTCTGAAAATGTTTCAGAATTTGGAAAAGGAACAATAATTGAAATTTTTGAAAATCAGGATTGTTTAGGAGCTACTTTGCAGATAGAAGACAAAGAAACTGTAGATTTCATAAAACAAAGATATGAAAATGGAGAAAATATCGAATTAAGTGCTGGATATATGGCAGAAACAGAGAATATAAAAGATAACCAGTACATCCAAAAAGATATTATAGCTAATCATGTAGCAATACTATCTGGAAAAGGAAGAGCTGGTAGCGATGTAAAACTTATATATAATTATTTAGACTACAAGGAGGATAAAATGAAATTAAAATTTAATGGAAAAGAATTAACACCTGAGGAATTATTAGTGGAAGCTATTAATCTTCAAAAAGAAGGTGAAGACTTCAAAGAAAAATACAATGCTTTAGAAACAGAAAAAGAAACATTGGCAGCAGAAAAAACTACTTTAGAAACAGAAAAGCAGGAATTAACAACAAAATATGGAGAATTGGAAACAAAATATAATAGTTTACTTACTGAAACAGAAAATAAGGAAATAATTTCTAAAGCTAAGGGAGTTTTAAATTCTGTTGATGAAAAAGAAGCAGTTGAAAAAATAATGGAAAAAGTAATCAAGGAAGTGAATCCAAAATTCAACGCTAAAGAAAATGCTAAAGTAGAAGATTTAAAAGGAATGTTCGATTTTAGTATAGAGGCATTATCAGAAATGAATAAAGAAACAAAAGCAAGTGAAAAAGGTAAATTTAATGAATCTGAAGCAGGATTAACATTAAAAATTGACAATAGTTATTTTTCTAAAAAAAGAAATGGAGGTAATTAATTATGAAATTAGGACAAGAAGCATATTTCACTACTGACAGAAGAAGCAGAGTATGTGATGTTATAGATGAAAAAATAACAATAGGAAAAGCTGTGCAATGGAGTACTACCGATGGAATGAGAGCAGTAAAACCGTTTACAACAGGAACATTTGCAGGAGTTGTTATGCATACAGATGATAACAACAAAGGAGTTATTGAACATCCAACTACTGCTTCAATCTTACAATCAGGAAATATAGCTGTAAAAGTTGCAGAAAATGTGGCTAAAGGGGACAAAGCAGGGGTAAATAACACAGGAGATTTTGTAAAAGCAGCAACAGGAACAGCAATAAAAGGATATTTTGAAACAACTGCTAAATCTGGAGAACTGGCAGTATTAGTATTAGAAGGAATTATATAAGGAGGGATATAGATGTTTAACAAATATAATAATAAGACATATCAACTGGCAACAGCATTTATGGTTTCGTTGGGAGTAGTTTTAGAGGAAAGAAAAGATGAGCTGTTAGGAAGGTCATTAGTTCCAGTTGGTGGTGAACAGGTAGGAGTTCAGATAGGAGATAAATATGTTACATATAGAAAAACAAATTCAAGAAGAGTAGCAGAAGTAGTTGCAGAAAGAGATGATGATATTCCTTTCACAGAAGTTGATGGAGAAGATGCATTTGCAAAATTGCACTGGATAAGATCAGGTCATAAATTCACTATTGCTGAAAAAGATAGAATTTTATCAGTTGAAAGAGAAAAACAGATTCAAATGTTTAATTTAAAATCTTCTGAAACATTCTATGCAGTTTCTGAAGCAGAAAATAATGAACTGATACATGGAAATGCAAAGCTAGGAAGACAAGGTCTTTTAACTGTGGACGGAAAAAGAACATATAATTTAGGTGTGAATTTTGCAACAGCAACAGGAGAACAAATTGTAGATGCTTTAACTGCAGCACATCTTGAATTTGAAACAGGAGTAACGGGAAAATATAACGCTAGAACTTTAGTAATAGATAATTCATTACATGCAAAATTATTAAAAAGTTATGGCACACAGGAATATAAAACAAGATTGGCTGTTATTCAAGAACTTGGATTATTTGGAAGAATAGTACCTGTTAAGAATTTAATAAATAAAACTACTAATAAGCCAACTTTATTAATCTTAGATGATGTTCCTGAAAACTTCCAAACTATAATTGTGCAAGAAGCAACTGCTGATGAATGGGAAATAGCAAGAACAACATATGTTCCAGTTGAAGAAAAATTGTCAGAAATAGTTGCATTTAGACCAGATTCGATTATGGAATTAACAACTGCATAGGAGGAAAAATGAAAACATTAATAATATGTAAGTTAGCTGAGGTATTTATAATACCTCAAATAACTACTGAAAAAGGAAATAGGCTTAAATTTACAAAGGGAACAACAGAAGTTGAACTTGATGCTGAAAATGTAGAAAAGTTAGAAACTTTTGCTGAAGACTATGGAGATTATATAAAAATAGTTAAAGGAGAAGAAACAGAAAATGTGAATTCTGAAAAAATAGTTGATGATATGAACAAGGAAACAAAATTGCAGGAAAAGAAAGCAAAATTATTTAGTCAGTTGGAAGAATTTAAAGATGAAAGAATAAAGAAAAAAGAAATAGTTGAAGTGTTCAAGGATTATATATCTGATGAAAAAGCAAGTAAAGAAGAACTGATAAAGCAGATTGAAGAAAATATTGAAAAAATAGAGGAATAATCATGAAAGTTGAAGATGTGAGAGCAGGAATTTCGGAACTGAATTTCAAAGAAATAAATGGTGAATTTGTGATTTCTGACAGTATTGTAAATTCAAAAATTGATGAAGCAGTAATATTTTTGGAAGATGTTACTGTTTCAATTCCTAACAAAGTTAAAGAAATACTAACTAAATATTTAGCGCAGCATTTTTTGCTAATGAACTTGAAAGAAACAACGAGCCTTAATTTGCCTAATAATAATGAAAACTGGAAAGCAAGATTAAATGATTTAGCTTTAGATCAGACAATCCCAGGGCAAAATTTCAGGGCATTAATAAGAAAATATACAGATGATTTTGCAACTGCTGATGAAATAGCAAATAAAAAACATCATGGACTTCATCTTTTCAGTTAGGAGGTAGTTAGGTGAAAATAAATATTAAAGAACCTGTTAAATTTGTAATACATCAAACAGGAGAAGAAGTAGAATTTCAAGCTGGAACACAAGAAATAGAGAATCTTGATTTGAGAATGGAACGTATAATTGCTCAAAGTGAAGGAAAGATAGAGTTGGTTAAAGAAAAGAAAGCAAAAGGGAAATAATGTCAAGATTTAAAGGAAGTTTCACAGTGAAGTTAAATGTTTCAGCTTCTATAAAAAAGGAAACTAAAATAAAATTGCCTTTACTGATTATAAAAAGTGGTATTTTTCCTGATGCTAGACATTATGCCAAAAACATAACAGCCGTAAATCTTTATGCTGTACTTCTTTACGGAACAAGAGATGGCAGAATTCCTTCGAGAAATGTGCTGGATTTTTTGAATAAATATGTAGAAGATAATAAAAATAATTTTGTTGGTATGTATCTTAAAAATAAAGATGACATTATGAATGCTGGAACAATAATTGGAACAGATATTAATAATAAGCATAAATCATTAATATATGGATTTAAAAGTCCAGGAAATGCTCCTAGCACAATTAAGCAAAAAGGATTTAATGATCCACTTATTGACACAGGAACTCTTGTGAAATCAATTGCATTCAGTATAAATGGAAAGGGAAGATATGGTAGAGGATAATGAATATAAGTCAGATTTATGAAAAAGAAAAAGAATACAAATTTTTTAAATTACTTTTTGAAACAAATGATAAAGGAATAATCAGAAAAGAATTTAAAGAGTATAAACTTAAAGCTTACATTGATTATCAAAGCTATAATTCAAGTATAAATCCAATTAAATCTATAGATACAAGAGAAAATTTAGTTGGAATTATACGAATTCCTACATTAGCAATTGATAACAATAAAGCGACAGAAAAGCTTGAAATAACAAATGGAGATTACATTGTTTATGAAAATAAGAAGTACGAACTGATAGAAGTTAGAAAAATAAAAGAGGAATTGAAAAATTATTATA